GGGGATTGTGACGGAGGCATCGGGGGCGATCGTCGCAGACGGCACGGGGGTGCAGGCGGCGACGAGAGTGAGCAGCGAGCTGAGAGCAAGGCGGGTCATGGTCAATACTCCAAGGTTAAGGGCTGGAGGTCAGGCAGAGGGAGCATCCGGCAGGATGAAGCCTGCTGGTGGCGGTCACAATCCGATAATCTGCCAGAAGCCTGGCCCTAGGGCCTCTCCATCGTCCCTGACGAGGACGGGCTGGCCGTAACTGCTTGCAGAGTGGCCCGTTGTTAGCTTGGCTCTGCACTGGTATCCGTTTAGTGATGGGGAGAATGACTTGATCTTCATGATTACCACTCCATAGTTGCCGTCGCTGTCGCGACGAGATCACTCACCGACACCGTGCCGGCGAGTAGTAGACGTAGGGTGTTCTGTGCGCGGGCATCCACAAGCCCTTGCTGCGTTGTCGTCGCCTTGATTTGCGTTGGCGCATCGCCAGCGGGACGGGGTGACTCGACGATGAACTCGCCGGGCTGCATCGTCATCGTCGCCAAGCCGGTGCGGTGGCCATAGACGATGCAGTAGTTTTGCGTACCCGGTACGCCCGTGCCGATGTGGTGGCGACCGCTGAGCCCTTGCGCGGCGCAAAACGATGACGACGGAGCCCACTGAGCCTTGGCCGACAGGGTGTAGCTGACGCTGACCTGACGTGCCGTAGCTGCCTCGGGTGGGAGGATGACGAGGAAATCAAGATACTGAGGCGATGTCGAGACGGTGAAGTCGTATCCCGTCGCTGTCTGCATGCCGCCTTTGGCCATCGGCACCAGCGTCGCGGCGATCGTCTTCGTCGGGCAGCCAGGCCGGGACGTGTTGGTGGCGCTGCCAGCGATGAGCGGGCAGAGGTCTTGTGCATCGGCAACACCGTCCCGGTCTGCGTCGGGCGCTGGCTGCGGCATCGGCTGGGGCTGGGGCATCGGGCTCGGCTGCGGCGTAGGAGTTGGCGCAATCGGCTGCGGCGCAACCGGCGTCGCTGGCTTGCCACACCCATCGACCGCATGGAGGTCGATGCGGACCTCATCCTCGCCCGAATATTCCACTGACCCCACTGCCACCGAGCATCCGTCGCCCCGTCGTGCTGTTGCGGAGTATGAAGGCGCTACAGCGAGGCCGAGGAGGCGGGCATAGCCCACACCAGCGTAGCGATACACCTCTTGGCGCGGCAGCGGTGTCCCACGGCAGCGCATCGACGGAAACAGTAGCACCGTCGGGGATGCCGATGATGGCAACGTCGACGCCTTTTCCGTCGCAGCCGACGAGGGTGGCGACGAGAGTGATGATGGCGGCGACCAAGGCGGGGCGGCGGTGGGTGGGGTTGGCGATGAGTGCGGCTTCCATTTGATCCTCCATGCGTCAACACTACCAACGATCGCTTTACAGGTCAATTTAGATCGTGGTAAGTCGATCGGTTTACCGTTCAACATCGCGAAAATAGGCCATTTTGATAGGCTCGCGGGCATGCCAAGCCCATCGAATGCCGAGCGACAGAACACGTATCGCGTGGAGATCAGCGCAGGACTAGCAAGGCGGCTGCGAGAGACGCGACTCGAACGCGGATTGTCGACGGCAGCACTTGCCAAGGCGGCTGGCGTCGGGCGGACGTTGATTTTGACGGCGGAAAACCCAGCAACGGGCGGCGGGGCGATGAGTTTGTGTGCGTTGGCGGCGCTTGCTGATGCGCTCAGCGTCAGCCGGGGGTGGCTGGCGTTTGGTTAAGTTGCTACCGCCGCAGACTGACGCGACGCGCTTCGGTGGCGACGAACGCATCATCTAAGTGTGCGTACACCATCGTGATCTTTACGTCTGTATGACCCATGAGGCGCTGCAAGGTCAGGATGTTGCCGCCGCTCATCATGAACAGAGACGCGAAGGTATGGCGCAGACAGTGCCACGGCGCGGCGGGAACGGGCAGAGCTGCGGCTCGGTAGAGGGTGTCAATCTCGGGGCGGCGTCGGCTTGCTTGGTGCCAGCCCCCTGATGCTGTCTTGTCGTGCGAGATGGGGCAGACAACACCTTCCCTCGTGGCTGGGCAGCGCGGACGCCAAGCTCGCAGCGCTTCGACGAGATCGTCGGAGATCGGGACAGTGCGGGGTTTGCCGCTCTTGGTAACATCCTTGTAGGACTTGGCTACCATCAGGACGCCACGTTCCAGATCCACGTCCCGCCAGCGCAGCCCAAAGATTTCGCCCGCTCTCATGCCACCCAGCAAACCGAGCCGCACCGCGATCGAGAGGACGGCGTATCGCAGCGACCGCTGTGCCTTGGCGTCGGCAGTCTCGATGAGCCGCAGCGCGTCCTCGCGGCTCAGATACTCGATTCGTGACTCCTTCCGGGGCTTGCGTACATCGACAAAGGCGTTTGTCTGGAGGATGCGCTTCTTCGTCGCCCAAGCGAAGACGCTGCCTATGGCCGTTAGCTGCCCCCGTGCCGTATTGGATGCGTAGGCACGGATCATCCGATTGCGCAGCCGCTCGGCGTCGTCGTGGTCGAAGTCGCTGGCGGTGTGCGTACCGATCTGTGCCAGCACCGGGCGTAACACAATCCGAAGCTTGTATGCCCGCTTGTCGTGGTTGCGAATCCGGGGCGAGTCGTACTCGGTCAAATAGCGCTCGCAAAGGTCGCTGATCGAGAGAATCGACTTGGCATCTCTCTCGGGCACTCCCATCCGTCCCCTCGCGACCTTAGCCTCGATCTCGACGAGCATCCGTTTCGCCTCCGCGAAGGTCGGCTGGCCGCTCGCCCGCTGCTTGCGCTTGCCGTCCAGATCCACCCAGCGCAGATACCAACCGATGAACCTCCCGTCCTTCATCCTCTTAATGATCTCGCCCATGTGCGCCCTCTGTGGTCCCCGGAGCTGATCGATCTGGGCCTCACAGAGCAGTCGTGTCTGCTATGTGGGCGAATACCTACAGCGACGGAAAACCTTTATATCATTACATTTTTTAGTAATGCAGGCAACGAGGATGTAATGATGACCCCATCGCCCAACCACCGACGGCATAGCACGGATCGGGACGTGGTGTGGTCCATTTGTGGTCCACATATAAGGTGGACTAGGCACCCGCCGCCGGGGGGTCGCTGAGCCATGAGAAGAAGGCGACGCAGACGAGGCAACAGGCGACGCTCAGCATGGCTCGACCTCGATGGCGTAGCTGCCGACGCTGTACAGCCGCGACGCCGTCCCGATGTCGACGATGCGCGGGCGGGTGAAGTGCCATGCGACGGCGGCGATGAGACAGGCGATGCCGTTGCCAAAAAGCTGAGCCGAGACGAAAAGCAGAAAGAGAGTCATGGTTTAGACCTCGAAAGAAAAAGGTTCAACAAAGCGACAGCGCGACGATGACGATCACGCATCCGTCACCATCAGCGCCGTCGCGAACAAGGCCGGGCGCAGCATCGCGGCGACGTGTTCGGCGACGAAGTCACAGCAAAAGGATTGCTCGACGCGAGCCTGATGCGCGGTGACGACGGCGACTTGCTGCGCCGTCAAGCCAGCTAGGGCAAGTGTGCGAGCCATGTAGACGTGGCGACGACGAGGGGTGGAGCCGACGAGGCGGCGGTGGCGAAGCTGCCATTGCCGCAGAAACGAGACGGTGGCGATCGGGGTCTTGGTGGTCATGGGGTAAGGTAGGTTACGTTTTGCCTCTTCGTCGGGGTCGCCGCAAGAAAAATGCGAAAAAAATGTCGACGAGGCAGCGACGATGGGATGGCGGCGAGGTGGCGGCGAGGAGGGGATGAGGTGGCGAGGTGGCGAGACGGCGAGATGGTGGCTAGACGGCGACGAAGCTGTACTTGGTTTTGGGTTTCGCGTCGGTGATCGTGAGCTGTGCTGACTTGCCTGCCGCTGTCACCACACCGTCCCGCAACTTTTGAAGGGCCTTGCCGACATGCGGAGCGCTCTCGCACTTCTTGCCTGCGATCTCTGAGAGTGCATCCACAGCTCGGCGGCGAGCGCGGTAGGCGTCATCACTCTCGTCGCGGCCCTGTCGGCGGTCACAGTCCAGATCGCCCGCAAAAAAGACCGCCCACACATTGCCGCGCATCGCCTGCCATTCCGCAAGCGCAAGCAGAGCCTCATTTCGGGCAATGTCCGTGTTATCGACCACCTCACCACCCCAAGGGTCAGGCATCCCTAGCCACTTGACCGCAGCGCGGATCAGCCTTTCCCACTCGGGGAACCGGCAATAATCACCACCCTTTGACTGCGGCGATCCGGCGACGATGAAGGCGCGAAGGATCGTCAGCGCATCGGAGACAGCGCCGGGACGTTGGGATACGTAGTAAGCCCCATCATCGACGGAAAAGTCATAGTTACGGTGCGGAGGTTGTTTGATACGGGCAATCAGGGTACGACTGGCTGCGTCGTCGCCTAGCGTCAAATTGTTGCCGGTGTAGGTGAACGTGGTTGATGTGAGATCACAGACGATAGCTTTGTTTTTTCCAAGGAGGCGTGGCTTAACAGTGCCGCCGGTTATCGCCGCGTCAAGCGTCACGCTGGACATCGGCTCGGCGAGATTGTCAAAAAGCACGACACTTTCCTCGCTCCACTGCGCCAATCGCTTCTCGTTCTCTTCCTCATTTTTCCCGATGCCGCCACCCAGCCCGATCGTTTTGCCATGCGTGATGCCGTAGGCGATCTTGACCAGGCTAGTCTTGCCTGACTGCCGCACAGCCGCGTCGAAGCCAAAGCTCGGCACAGTAGGCATAGCTGCGCGGCCTACGATCGTCAGCACCAGCGACAGCCACACCGACGGGCCACGCTCGTCGCACCACTGAGTATGCTTGACGTAGTTGAGCAGTCGCTTCGCCGCCGCCTCGGCATCAGCCTTCGTCGGGGCCGCCGGAACGGTGATGTTTGCAGTGGGGCGGTAAATCAGCGCCGACTCAGCGTCATAGCCCGGCTCGGTAATAACCCGTCCCGAAGGGAGCAAGGCGGGATTTGTCACGACGGCTTTGAGAGGACGCAGCGCAGGATAGCTACCAAGCTTCAAAGCAGCCTCAACTACGCTGCGCGGGGCTTCGACAGCCTTGTCCCGCATGTTGCCTTCCTTGTCGACGCTGACATGCACAAACCGAGCCGTCTCGCTCAAGATGGCCGCGAGGTGCTCCCGTCCCGTGATGCGGTAGCCAGTCGCCGTCACGTCGACGATTTGACCGTCCTTCACAAGGACGTCACCGCGACGGGTCAGCGATGAGATCGCGGCGTCGCGCATATCGGCGAGGCGATCGTCTTTGACGACGATGCGGAGGCGGGGATCTTGCTTCACCGCTGGCTTCGGTGCCGCCGCGTCGTCGCTGCCGCCCCCGGCCTTCGGCTCACTGTCGCCGCCGTCCCAGCCTGCGCGATCGGGCATACGAACACCGCGCCGCCGGGCCAGCGACAAGACATCGGCGGCAGTGCGTGCGATGCCACCATTTGCGGCCCGACAGCCACCGTGCTTGCAGTCAAAACCACCGTCGACGCTGCCGTCCTCAAAAATCACCGTCGAGCTGTCGAGGACCGTCTGATTCGGATCTGTTTGGTGATCACGATGCCAAGGGCATCGACAAAACCACATGCCGCGCTTGGCGTCGTGGATGCTACCGAGCAACCCGAGGCCCGAGATCGCCTTATGCACAAGCGATCCGGTCGTCTCGCCGGGCGTCGGGCCTTCCGAGGCAGTGACGGGACGTTGGATGGGTGCCGTGTTGTCGGCGCTGTTGCGAGGTGGCGAGGCTGTGGGGGTCGTCGCCGTCGCGGGTGCCGTCACCGTCGCAGGCACAGGACGCGGGATGCTGTGGCCGAGCGACGCGACGTAGGCTTCAAGATCCAGAAAGTTGCCGTCGGTGACGGCGGCGGCGAAGCGACGGTCGCCGCCCGGCGGGACTTGTGCGACGAAGCACGACTGCGCCAAATCGTCGACGGTGGTGTCATACTTGTCGACGACACCGGCAAGCAGCCCGTTGACAGCGGCGGTGTAGACTTTGCACCACCATCCTTTGATATCCGTCGTCGGCACGCCAGCGGGGAGCACGATCGGGGCGATCGGGACATAGATGTGGATCTTGACCGGGCCTGTCTTATCAGTCGCGACGAGCGGTAGACGACTCGTCGCGGACTCGGTCGCGTAAAAGCACAGCCCAGACTTTCGCAGCTTGGTGACGAGGGCTGGCGAGCGGTCCCGCTCAATCCCGTCGATGTCGATGAAAAGCCAGGTGATCGCTGTCACCGCAGCGTCGGCCCGTCGGCCATCGGTTAGGATAGCACCGACTTCGACGGTGAGTGCCTTTGCCTCAACATCGGTGAGCTTGGCAGCCTTTACCGACTTTGCCCACAGCTCTTCGTTTTCGGCGAGTAGATCGTCGCGATACTCGTCGTCGGCGAGGGCAACATCGCGACGATAGCCGTCCAGCTCCTCAGACAGCTCGGCGGCGGACGGCCAGTAGGTGGCGGCGGCAGCGGTACGTTGTTGTACCCACTGCGCAAAAGGCATTTTGTGGGCCTTGCCGAACTGTGTATGGTTGATCCGCTTAAAGCAGGTGAACTGTAGGTCAGTCGGCGGTGCGAAATAGGTAGTCATGATATGTGGTCCTCGATCTCAAGGTAGTGCGTGGCCCCAGCGACGGGGCCGTGTTGTTACTTCTTAGCCCCTTATATGCAGTATCGGGATGTGAAGAAGCGCTTTCTCGACATCGAGAAGGCGACGGCGGCGATGGTCATGATGTGAGTCGGCGGCGAGTGTGACGCTAGGTCCATTGCTGGCCCTACCCACTCATAAGGCGATTCGCCGACACGACCAGCGAGAGCCCACACAAGAGCTTTGCTCATTTCGTATGGCAGCGTGGTCATCTCCAAACGGCTCGGGACGTGTGGGGGGACTGCCGTATACCCGGTGAGGTTGTATGGCGATATGCCGAGCCGCATGGCCTTGTCCTTACTTACACCTTCGGTGTAGTGGTCCAAGTACATGCGCACACATCGGCTTTTCTTGTCGTACCAGTCGAATACGAGTGTGTGCGTATGGCCATCAGCATCCCGCCATGCAAGCTTGTTACGGTGATGTCCTACACTGATGGGGTCGTGTCCTTGACTGCGCAGCACTGCCGCTGCCTCAGTGGTCCACGTCGCCAGCGATTCGTCGGTGCCTGGAACGTCAGCGCCTAGTTGCTTGGCACGGGCGGCGATGTTGACGACAGGCTTGCTTACCTGACGATGCAGGTATTTGACGTGTCGTCCCAGCGTGATGACTTGGCCGCGTAGCTCGGTCGCGTCGTCAACGGCTGCCTCGATGGCGTCTTTCGTCGTCGCCTGGTCGATGACGTTGGCGAGGCGGGTAGATGCGGTGGCAATGGCTTGGGCTTGGGCGATGCAGAGGTGCTTGGTTCGGGTGAGTGCGTTTTTCATTTTTTCGATCTCCTTAATAGCAGGGTAGATCACCGCAGAACCAAAAGTCAAGCTTTTTTGCCCTTTGGTTTCTAACCCCGCGAAACTGTTGCGAACAAAGTTTTCGGCGGTGGCCGAATCGTCGGCGATACGGCGATCGGATGGCGGCGAGATGACGATCGGATGGCGATGGCGGTGCGGAAGCGATGATCGGAGAGGATGGCCATTCGGCTGCGACCGGGAAGAGCTAGGAATCTTCGGGTGGCATTAGGGTCAAATAGCTGAAGACCCGAATGACCTAAGTACGCGAAAATCCACGCCTTCCTGGTGGTCATTAGGGATATTAGGGTCTTTTCTAAGTCTAAGAGAGATTTTATATATATGTATACGTATAAGGGTTGCCAGCTTGGCTATCACCCCGAAAGCCCGCCTAAGTGTATGATCTGGCTAGCTTTTTGGGGATTCGGGCTGAAAAAACCCTCCCGAATGGCCCCCGGTAGCCAGCAGGTGGCATTCGTGGTCAGCTAGCCCGCCACCTGTTACAGCGGCTGCTGGGCTGTCAACACTGGCGCGACCTGCATCGTACGAAGCATGTGTTGACGACTCATCGAACGTGGCTGGGGCATCCGTCGTGAGCAGCCGATGCGGCAAGTGTGCTTTGCGACGGGTGCAAAAGTGCAATTTCTGACGACCGATAATGTTGACACTTTGTTAGCGGGTCGTATGGACATTGTGGCTCTTAACGAGGCTGCGCTATTCCCGCGAAAGGTTTACGAAAAAACGGTACGTGCGACGCAAGACCGACGGGGCTTCGTGCTGATGGCTACCAATACCCCGGAAGGTAACGGAAAGGGTAACTGGACGGCTCTGCTCGTCGAGGGTTTGGAAAAAGACATCGCCGACGGCATAACGCCAGCGGTACAAAGGCTCAGGGTCGAGAGCGTCAAAAATGCTGCTGTGCCTCAGGATGCCAAGGGGCCGATCGTCCGGTCGATTTAATACGCACGCGGCGACGATGACAGCCAAGTCGACGACGGCATCGTCAAGGAAGCTGGTCAAAAGCTGTTCTCGCCACCCTATGACCCCACACGACACCACGTCCCGATACCTCAGCTCGGCCTCGTCGACATCACGTCGGCGTTTACCGAGCGGGTGATGGGGCGACCATATGACTACATCTGCGGGCAGGACTACCAATGGGACTGCACGGCGACGGCGTGGAGGCTCATGGCCCCTGGCGGTGACTGGGCGAAGATGCAGCTCTGGTGCGTCTACGCCGTCTGGCTCGACGGCAAGTCGGCGACGGCGGGCGATAGAACGCTACCCGAGGACGACTTGCTCGACGCATGTGAGGCTGCGGGCTACACGGCGGCGAATACGCTGATCATCCCCGACTGCTCAGCGGGCTCCCAAGGATCGCGACACAAGCACGGCATCGAGCCGCCGACGGTGGAGATCCTGAATCGCCGTCGGTGGGCCTTCGATTACCCGTCCGAAAAGCGAAACGTGGACTCGATGCACCCTCGAAACCCACTCGAAGGGGCAAGCAACATGGCTTGTCGGAAGTGGATCAGAGAGGATCGGATCTTCGTCGCCAGCGGCGACGAGGCATACAAGATGCACAAGGCCCTGGTCAAGTGCGACGCCTACGTCGACGCCAAGGGCAATCTGCGGGCAAAGTCAAGCTGGGCTCACCTCGTCGACAGCATGAGATATACGCAGTGGTGGGCGCAGCGACGGCTGAGTGAGAATCCGACGGCAGTGGTAACGCCGCAGCGGGCGGTGATCGGACGACGGCGGTAGCTCGGCGTTTCGACTTTGCACCGTCTGTGTCACGATGCGAGCTTCGAGCGGCGACGCGGCCACCGTCGGACATTCGAGGCACGTCAGGATGACAGCGACGACAATGAAGAACGTCTTGCCGCCGCGTCGGTCGTCGAAGCACATCCCCGCACACTGTGGGTGCGGCTTACCGTCGCGAAACGCATCCAGACGGCCCGAAAGCCACCGGAAAGCCTGGACCTGGCTTTCCATCGCGTCGACAACTAGGACGCCTTTACCCCTGTCGCGGCTGCCATCCGGCAAGCGCCGAAACTCCCGGCGCTGCTTGTCCCAAACCCCGCCGACGTGCATCAGCACGTCTGCACACAGCGCATAGGCGTTACCCACCTCGTCGCGTAGCAGCTCCCCCGCCGCCACCTTGCGCGATGCCCCCGCCGCCGTCGTCGCTACCGGCAATGTCCGGTCTGTCTCGTCGCGGTCGCCTACAAGCCACTCTTGGTCCAGCCGGTCGCGCAGCTTCGTTCCCACCGGGACGTTGGTGTTGCCGAGGTGTAGTCGCCGCACCACCGCCGAGTAGTCGGTGTAGCGTGTCGTCTCGACGCTTTCGGCGAGCAGACGGTCGAGCCGGGTATCGAGGCTGAGACGAGGCATTTACGCTGCCTCGTCGTCGACTTGTTTGACTACTCGGGCTAGGTCGTCCTCGCAGGCCAAAAACGCGGCCTGTGACAACAGCTTGAGCCGCTGTGCCTTTTGCGCGTCAGGTAGCCACGTCACATCGGCGGCAACGGCATACATATAGGCAGCAATCGCAGCGTAGCACCACGGCACGATGGCGACAGGGTCGTCGGTAGGCGGCGTCGTCAGGTCTATGGCGTCGTCGATGCCTTGACGCAGCCACCGTAGCTGCATCACCTTCTCGGCCCGCTTCGCCTTGGCCCCCATCTTGCCCAGCTCGCGACAAAGCGTCCCGATCCAATGCAGACGTAGGGGGTCTAACGTCTCTGTAGCGCAACGTAGGTTGATGACGGCAGCCCACGACTCGATGCCCGCGACTGTGGACGGTGGCATCGGGACGTTGGGTAGGGTGGTAGCTTCTGCGGGCACCAGCTCGCCCCGACGGGCTGCTGCTAGCTTGCGCTGCACTGTCCCCCCGAGGCGCTTGCCAGTTTCTGGATCTCTCGACGGCATCTGTAACCTCTCCAGGCGAAAGGTACAGGTGGTGCCTTGGTGCCCTTTTTTTGCGAGGGGTTCGCGAACTTTCAAGGTTTCGTGAAAGAAGCAATAGGACGCCATTAGCGCCGCGATAGTTTTCGGGTCTAGTCGGGTCTACCCGATGTCGAAACGCCAGCCCTAGCCCGGCTGGTGCGCGATTTTCGGCCTTCCTCGGTGCCCATCCGTTACCCGATCATATCTGGCGACCGTCTTTCGCCACAGTCGCCGTACCCCCCTGATAATTCGATGGGGGGTACATTAGGCCGCACCGTCCGTCGGTGTAAGATATATCTTCATCGCGGCTTCCATCTCATCCTTCGACGGCCAGCGTCCAAACTTATGTTTGAAAATGGCCGATGCTCGTCGCTCACTTGGCTGTCCCTTTGCACGGTCAGCCTCGCAATCTAGCCGATGCGCAAGATACGCGATCGTTGGTGCAGCGCGATGCCCCGCCGAAGCGTCGCCGTCTCGATGCCACTGCGGCAAATCGGCGTCGACATCGTCGCCACCATCCACCGACGCCAACGACACACGCTCTTGCTTCTGCCCTCGAATCATTCTCGACGCTCGCAGCATTTTCTGAAGCTCCATCCTCATGCCCCAGCGACACCACGTATCGAACGGGCTGCCGCCGTCTGGCTGCCAGGTCGTCACAGCACGCCAATAAGCCATCGTCGCCGTCGCGTCTACATCGTCTTGCTCGATGTCGTCGCCGTAGAATTTGGAGGCAGTTCGGCGAATGAAACCCCTGCTCATCGTCAGCAGCTTGGCCTTGAGTGTCTCGGCCAGCATGCGTCGCCCCGCTGCCTCTGCCTCACGGATTGCGAGGATTTGCAGCACGAACACACACTTGGCCGGATCGGTGACGGTACGTCGTTGGTGAGTCGGCTTCGTCACCGTCTTGCGCGGGTTTATCTTCGCCGGGGTCGGGGTAAGGGTCGGGGTCTGGTCGCCGCCGATCGCCTCAGCATCGGGATAGTCTCGCAGCATTATGCCCTCCCCGCAAGCTTGGTCATCGCCGCCTCGACAGCAGCATCGATCTCAGCGGCAGTGGTCGCGCCTGCCTCCTTCGCCTCAGCAATCGCCGCCTTGATTTCGATGTTTAGCATCATCTCTCCGAAGTCTTCGGCGACCTGCTCGGCAGATCCTTTGAAACGAATGACATCTTCGGTCGTCGTCTCCACATGGTGATACGTCGGCTGCGGCCACCCGAGGACCAAGCGGATATACGTCTCGACCGCTGCGTCGACGATGCGGTAAGCAGGCCGGATGATGTGGTCGATCTTCAGCAAGTATCCGCTGACAACCTCGACGAGTGCTGGGCTCGGTCGTCCGTTGGCCCACAGCTCGGTGGGGGGTTGACTGCCTCGAAGCGCGGCAATCCCCGACGGTACGTGATCTGCCGTCACATTGTCGATGTAGATCTCGGGGCTTCCCCCGTCGGCGCTGAAGCGATGATCCACAAAGCTGGTCGTGCCAGCGCACGGCATGATCAGCATCACCTTGCCGTAGTGATACTTGGCCACACCTATCCTGATAAGCGATTCGATGTACGACTCGTACAGCTCGGCGCTAGACAGCGGTAGGTCGCCAGTGACGAGGATGGTGCCGCCGTGGCTTTTCGCGACAGCCAGGCAGGCGGGGTGATCGGATACACGAAGTCGGACAGACGATGATTCGGTCATTTGATTACTCCTTCTCGGTAAGGTAGTGCATAATTGCCGTCGGAGCCCCGTCGGCGCAAGAAAAAGTGACGACGACGTCGTCGACGATGCGATGGCGAGGCGGTGGTGACTAAGGTGCTGTTTCGTACGATACAGACTGCTCGCTGGTACGGCGCAATGTAGCCGCATGTACGGGCTAGTGTTCTTCGCTTTTGCATCCCTAGCGGAATATCCCCAAGCAATCCAAGCACTTAGCCCAATACCGCGATCAGGCAGCTAGGGATCACCTTTCGAGATCCCTAAGCCAAAAAGCCCAATGTTTTCCGAGTGGTTAGGTATGCTTCTTAGGGATCTTAGAGTTCTTTCTATACTAGTTATATATATAAAAATAATATATATAGAGAGAGGGGAGCAGAAGCGCTCTAAAGCCTGTCTGAGCGGCCTAAGCCCGCGATATAGCGGCGGTTTTTGGTGTTTAGGCCCTGAAAACGAACCCTACTGGCCGCTACATCGTAGACCACATGTCCAGCCCTAAAGGTTGCTTGTAACCCCAAAATACGACGACGAGACGGTAGCACGTACCTTTCCAACGTGGGTATCGCAGACAGATTTCGAGTCATCGTCAACGGCGTAGCGACGGCGGCAAGTGCTGCACGCGGCGCGTATCGCATCGCCACGGGGCAAGGTGTCGGCTCGCAGCCAGCGACGATCGAGGCCGACGCGAAGGCGATGGTGCATCGCGTCGTGCGTGCGGGCATCGCCGCCCGCAACGTGCCGCCCGTCGGGACGTGGAAGCCGTTCAGCGGCAACCATCCCGAGAACAAGCAGGCTGCCGCTGTCGTAGTGCAGCCCGCGAGCAAGTACGACCAGATTTTTACCGGCGTCGGCCAGGACCTGTACGCCTATAGCTTCCCGAACCTGTCCCAGGTCACGCTCCCTGCGATTGCCGAATACCACCGTCGGGCCACGGTCCAAGGGTGGACCGATCGGAAGGCGGACCTTGACGCACGCTTTGTGCGCGAAGACAGCCACGTTCGCGGCCTCGACGCAATCCGCCGCAGCCGCCTCGCCACCTCGCCGTTCAGGATCGCGCCGTCATCGTCGCGGCCTCTAGCCATCCTCGTCGCCAACGCTGTGCGCGAAGCCTTCAGCAAGGTCGAGAACTTCCGCTCGACGTGTGCCGAGCTTGGCGTCTTCGGAATGTCGGGCTATGCCGTCGGCGAGCTGGTGTGGCGGGAGGGTGTCACACTACACGTCCCGGTCGGTGGCGGCAGCGTTGCGATTCAGGGCTGCGAGGTCATTCGCAAGATCGCCCCGCTGCCACCGAGAGCAATAGCGTTCGACATCGTCGACGACTCTCCCTGGTTGGTGGTTGGACCTGGCAGCCACGTCCCCGTCGACGATTGTGACAAGTTTCTCTACATCCGTGGCGACGGCCCCGCGTCGCTGCCGACGAGGTTTCGAGGCTGGGGCTGGGCGAATGCGTGGCTGAGCTACCTCGCTGCGCTGCCTCTTGAGCGTCTCAGTATCGTGATTGAGACGTTCGGCATACCTACACCGTACCTAGAGCGCAGCGAAACCCACGCACTCACCGTCGCGGAAAACCAACTAGCGCTAGAGCTGTTAGAAGGCGTTGGCACTGGCAAGCCCGCTGTGATCCCTCGCGGGCTCGGCGAGCTGAAGCACAGCGCCGTACCGCAAGGACTTGCGCCGCTGCATGCACAGATGCTCGCCATCGTCCGCAGCGAGCAGTCAAAAAATATCATCTCGTCGACGCTACAGACCGAAATCGGCGGAAATGGATCGTACTCGGCTGCCCAAGTCCATGAAGGGCAAGAAACCAAGGTCGTCCGCCTCGACGGCGTCGTCCTCTGCGAAGCGCTGACGCGAACGCTACGCCACATCGCCGCCGCCAATGCCGAGCGGTGGGCCGCTGCCTTTGCCCGCTTCGTCCCCGGCATCACCCCCGCTGATATCGTCGAGGCATCGCCGTTTTGCAGCATGACGATCTCCGACGAGACACCGTCGCAGCGCGTACAGGTGTTTACGGCTGCCAAGGCTCTCGGCGTCGAGCTGGACTTGGAACAGGTCCGCGACGAGCTACAGCTTCGCACACCTATGCCCGTGCTGAGCTTCGGTGACGAGACAGCGGCACCCGCCCCAACGGCAGCGCCGACGGCAGCGCCGACGCCAGGAAACGATGATGCAAACCCGTAACTATTTCCTACGCCTTGCCCCGGCGGCAGCCCCGACGACGACCGACAACCGCGTGCGCTTCACCGCCTCGACGCCGGATCTCGATCGCCACGGGACGCGCTTGCTGCCCCTTGGCTGCGACTCGGCAGCTTTTGAACGCAACCCCGTCGTGCTGTGGAACCACAACAAAGACGGCAGCCCCGACGACGTTCTCGGGCGCGTCGTCGAGATCGTCAAGACGGCGGCGGCTGTCGAAGTCGTCGTCGAGTTTGACAGCCACGCCAAGGCGCAAGAGGTGCTGCGCAAAGTCCGCGCTAGCTTCCTTCAAGCGGTTTCCGTCGGCTTCATCCCGCAGCAAGACCGTAAGAACGCCGACGGGACGATCGATGTCCTAACTTGGGAGCTGTGCGAGTTGTCAATAGTCCCGGTGCCGTCGAACAGACAGGCACTTAAACGCGGCTATTCGCTGCGTGTGCCCAGCGTCGTTAGCCGTGCCTGTACCTTTCCGACGAAGACTTTTAATTCCCGTGGAGTGTCCAACACCATGAACATCACCGAAAAGCTCGGCCTCGCCGCCGACGCAACCCCCGAGCAAATCGCCGACGCGCTGATCAAGTTCCTCGCTGGCGACGCCAGCCCCGAGGACAAGATGGCTCTGATCCTTGGCATGCTGTCACCGTCGGCATCCAGCGCCAGTGATGGCGGCAAGGATGCAGCCCTTGAGGCCGTGACCGAAGAGAGCAAGCGCCTCGCTTCTCGCGTTGAGGAGCTTGAGAAGGCTCTCGGTGAGAAGACCAAGGCAGCCGAGGAGCAGACCGCCGAGCAGCGTGCTGACGTGGCATGTATTGCCGGTCAGTGGCCGATGGCACAGCGTGCCGCGCTAGTCACGGCGCTGAAGGCAGGCCAGAAGCCCTACCTCTTCCCGGCCAAGACCTTCAGCTCGCGCTCGATCGCCTACACGCCCGCCGCTGCCCCGTCGCAGCGCACGCAGCCGAACTTTGGCGACGAGAAGCCCGCCCTCAACAACATCGAGGCCGACATCCTGGCGATGGCCAAGCGTGCCAATCTACCGCTGACCGCTGAGGCCTTCGCCGCCGCGAAGGCTCGAAAGTAACCGATTTACCGGGGCGTCGGTGACGCCCTACCGAGGAGTTTTGAGAACATGGCTACCGCATCTTCCGCAGTCCGCACCGCCTTTTATGGCCACGACCGCGCCCCGATCAAAGCGTTCGTACAGAAGGGCTCGACGGTCATCTACAAGGGCACCCAGGCGATGATCGTCTCGGGCGTTGTCCGTCCCGCCACGACCGGCGTTGCCTCGTCGGTATATCTGGGCATCGCCGAGGACACCTACGACAACAGTGCGTCAGGGTCCGACAAGACGTGGACCGTCCCGATGGTGTTTCACCGTCGAGCCTACAGCATCGGTGTCAAGAGCGGCGACGCTCCGACTGCCGCTGACTTGGGCAGCGAAATCTACGTCAACAGCGACATCGAGGTCAAGCACACCAGCGCCGCCAACGACGTGACGGTGCGGCTGCTTTCGATTGAAAACTCCACCACTTGCATCGTCGAGCCGGTCTAAGACCAGCGACGGAAAGAGATTAGACCATGAAAGGCATCGTATCCTCGCAGACGTTGACGAATCTTCAGGATGGCGTCAACACCGCTCTCAGCGTGCTCGGCACGTCCGAGAGCCTTGTGTATCCCAAGATCGCGTTCGTCGACGACGGCAGCGCGACCAATGGCAACATCCTCGGCACCGTAACTGGTCTGGTGGACAATGGCGACGGCACCAGCGGCGAAGTCGTCCGTTACCCGTTCTGCCCCGTCAGCAATCCACCGGAGGACTGGGCGTTCGGCGATGTACGCGGCGAAGTCGACGAGACGATTCAGTACATCGAGGTGTCGCGGAAGCGACAGGGACCGAAGGACTCTCGTCTGTACGTCGACACCCAAGACGTGTACGGCATCATCACCGGCAAGCTCCCGGCGGTCATGCAGCGTGCCGGAATGCTTTGGGATCTCCAGCTCGCCGCCGCGATCAACGCGAACGGTACGGCTTACGACGGTAAGGCGTTCTTCGCAACGGACCACCCCGCCGATCCGAACGATTCGAGCAAGGGCACCTACGCCAACAGCGGCACGGTAACGGCGATGGATGAGACTGGCCTCGCTGCCGCGCTTGACCTGTACGCGAAGGTGCTATGGTTCGATGGTAAGGTGCGCTCGTCGGAGATGAAGGCCCCTGTGCTGCTGTGCCCGACGGCAAGCCTATTCTTGAAAGCTCGCCAGCTCGTTTTCGGCAGCCTCATCCCGTCGGCGGGTGCAGGCGGCGTCGCCTCGGGATCGTCTCCGTTCTCGGGCATCGTCTCGGACGTGATCCTGTGGCCGCTGCTTGTCGACTCCGCCGTCGCGAACTCGACGAAGTATTGCTACCTCGTCTCGCCCGGCACCCCGGTCAAGGCAGGCTTCATCGTCTCGCCGAAGCGTCCCCCGACTTTCCATATCAGCGGCATCGACCTCAACGAAGAGATCCGACGCAAGTACGGCGCGGTCGCCTACGGCTGGGACGCATTCGGCGGAGTCGGCCTCGGTCTACCGCAAGACGTGATCCGCTTCACCGTCGGCTAGTCGAGAGCAAGCACCAGCGCCACACGGCCCTGATGCTTGCCCTTGACCCTCCGTCGCTAGCCCACCTGTACCTTTATCACCGAGAGCCATAGACGCCGCCGCCGTCATCCCGACGACGCCGACGTGTGCGGCTCTCGGGGAAACTATGGCCCTTCTCACCCGCGATCAATTGATTATCGAGCTAGGCGGCGCGACAGCGACGGCGCAGCTCTGCCCCGACCGCACTACCGGCGGGATCAATTACACCATCCTCGACGCTGCCATCGATGACGCCATTGGCGATGTGGACGCGGCTTGTGCGAAGTTCTACGCCGACCTGAGCACGAACCCGCCTCAGAAGCTCGTGCGCATCGCTCGGCAGCTCGGCGCTTATTACCTTTGGCTCAAAGCCGCATCAGGGAAGGCCGCCCCCGAGAACGTCGCCAAGGCGTTCGGCGGGGCCAAGCAAGACCTCCGCGACATCGAGGCCAGCGACAGTCTGCCGGGCCGCGATGCGACCTACCGTTTCCCGTCGACGATTGACAACAGCTACGGCGGTCGCCGCGCTGTCTACTCCACGTTCCGACGGTCGGGTCTGCTCGGGAGTCGGTAGCTGTGCGGATCAAGGTCAAAAAGGCTGGCAGCGTCGAGATACTTGCCAAGCTGCAAGAGGCCGCACGCAACACCGACGAGCTGATGATGCGTATGGGCAGCTACGTCCGCGCTGTGGCCGTCGAGAAGATCGATAGCGGCGAAGGGCTGGCACCGTGGTCGGAGGCCACCCGTAAGAAGTACGAGAACACAGGCACCGGCAAGATCACGGCGTCGGGTCGAGTTCGTGCCAGCGTCGCAAAGAAGCTTGACCAGACTTTTCGACGAAAAGGCAACGACGAGGCGAGGCAAGAGCTTCGAGCCGTCCTCGGCGGGTCGTCGATAACGCCCAAGAACAAGACCGTGGCGGCGCTACAGCGAAAGCTTGAGCGAGCCAAGCAGCAGCTCGCCAAGGGCGGCAGCGTCAACATCGGCAAGCGCAAAGCGGAGAAGCACAAGCTGCTTGGCAGCCTTGGGCGGGCATTCAGCGTCAAGGCGTCGTCGTCGCAGGCCACCATCACCAACCTCGTCCCGTTCTCAGGCGTGCTGCTGACAGGCGGCACCGTCGGCAACGGGGCACGACTGCCCGAGCGGCGCTACCTCGAAGTCTCGTCTGACGTGAGACGACGACTAGCAAACATCACCCTTGACCACTTTTTGAGGAGATAGCGACGATGGGGCCAGAAACTTTCATCACCACTATCGAGACGGCTATCTGTCGCATTGTGCGGCTCGGCCTCGCGTGGCGTCGACCGGCTGTCGCTGACCTCGTCGCGCTTGCCGCCGTCGACGCGACTGTATTGCCCGACGGTGCGCTTGTCTATGTCACCAGCGAGGCGAACCTCTACGAGTGGGCACCCGACAGCACCGCCACCGACGACGGCAGCACTGTCATCGCCTCGACGACGCTGGCACCGTCAGCCCGTGGGCGTTGGCTCATCGTATCGACGACGTGGACGTATGGCGCTGGCGGCACGAACCTGGCCGTGAAACAGACCGGCTACCTACGCGCCGTCGAGCCCTACGCCTCGATGGAGACGAGTCAAGGCGAGGAGGACGGCATCCTGTCGCGCATCACAGCGCAGACGCCCTCGGTGTGTGTGCAGTTTGTCGGTGACGAAATCGAGTCTTATGACAACCAGCCGGGGACACTCTACTCGGCGACGCTGGGCTTCAAGCTCATCATTGCGAGCACGAACCTTCGGGCCGCGCCTGCCGCAGTCCGAGGCGACGGCGTCAGCGACGATCCGGGTGTCTATCGCATCATTGGCGACTTACGGCGGCTGTTCGGCGGGCTGTCCTTCGATAACAGCGTCGAAGGAGTCGAGCGCATCGAGATCGGCGGCAGCGAGCTGATCAGCGAGCTGGAAGACCGCCGCGTCTACATCTGGGGGCTTGACCTCGTCGTCAAGGCGTCGTTCGCGATCGAGGACGAAGACCTCGCCGTTGACAGCGAAATCTGGGTGCAGCCCAAGTTGACCGAGTTCTGGCCGCTGCCGAAGTGGGACAAGATCAACTACATAGCGACGGGCGGGACGTTGTCGGGGTCGGGACTTACACGCACTGTCGACGCGACGACGGGCTTGATTGCCGGAAGCGCAATCAGTTTCGCCGCCTCGTCGGTGACGCTGTCCGCAGACAAAGACACATATCGCGACCTCGACCCATCGACGGGGTGGCACTTCACAGCCGTCCCTGTCGGGTCGCCGCAGCCGCCGATCACAGCCGGTCGCCTCCGCGTCGCTGTGTCGAGGACGACTGCGACCGACATCGAGATGGATGTCGGCCTGTGCAGCTTCTCGACGGCATACGGTTCGCCCCGCCAAGTAGTCTAGCACGACCTAGCCGTACCTTTCCGACGAGATCCCTTAACCCTCTCGTGAGGAAAAAAGCTAAATGGCTGAAAAACCGTTCAACCTTTTGAGCCTGCCCGGCGTCTATGAGCCCGGCGTCTACGCTAGCGTCGTATACGATAGCGACCCTGGCATCGCTGCCCCTAACAACCGCTGTTTGCTGACCGGCTACTTTACCGCCGGATACCAAGCCGTCAGCGACGTGCCGGTGCGTGTGTTGAGTCAAGCCGTCAGCGACGTGCTGTTTGGCCCGAAGTCAATGCTCTCGCACGCCTACGCCGCCGCCAAGAAGCAGATCCCCGTCGGTGCTGAAGTGTGGGCGCTGCCGTTGACGGCCCCGTCGAGCGGCACTGCGCAAGTGCTCAACGTCGAGATCGTTGCCGAGCCATCGCTGGGTGTCCTCGGTGCTGGTACGGCTGCACTGTCTTCTGACACCGTGAGTGTGCGTCTGCGCGGTCGTGGCGTGACCGTCGGATTCAAGCAATCCGACGATTTCGCGACGATCGCCACCGCCATCGAAACGGCGTGGAACCTGCTCAGCGATGCCCCGGCGACCATTGGCCGCAGCTCGGCTGCGCTGACGCTGACCGCCCCCCACAAGGGCGACTTTGACAACGGCGCTGTCGAGGTGACTTTCGGCTCGCGTGGCCTCTCTGGCGTTGCCGCGAAGATGGGGACGATGACCGTTGCCAATGCGGCGGGCGGCACCGGGACGTGTGTGATCAGCGACGGCAGCAAGTCCGTCACCGTGGCCGTCACCAACGGCGACGCGGCGACGGCGACCGGCACCAGCATCGTCAGCAAGATCAACGGAACCTCGCTCAAGATTCGGGCCGCGCAGCCGTCCGTTGCGACCGGCACCGTCACCATGTACTACGTCAACGGTCGCCCCTGCCGTCCGCTGCAAGTCAGCTCGACGGAGACTGGACTCAGTGGCCAGACTGTCACCGACGCGGTGGGCACTGCCGGTGTCGGCGTCCCGACGCTGACAACTGCACTGAGCAACATCGCCGCGATGGATGATAGCTTCAAGGCTTGGAGCATCTTCTTCCGCTCCGCGACTGAGCTGGGATCGATCGCTTCGCACCTCGTCGCCCAAGCCGTCCCGCCGATCAGCAAGGGTCAGGTCGCCATCTTCGCCCAGGCCGTGAGCTACGCGGCGATGGTGACTTCCAACCTGCCCGCGTCCACGTCACCTCGTCTCGACGCCTACCCGCGCTTTGTGACGCTGCTCGCGCAGTGTGCGCCGTCGGCTGAGTGGGAGCTTTCGGCCCGCTATTGTGCCGCCGTCGCTGCCGAGACGTACGTGAGCCGCAACTGGAACGGTCTGGAGCTGATTGGCGACGACATCGCGCCATGCCCCGCAACCCACCCGGCGGATCGTCTCTCGCTCGACGAGCGCAACGCTTCGATCGGGACGTATCACACCGCCCCCGTGGTGGTGAACAGCGCCGGACGGCTGGCGATTTCGTGGGGCGGTAACACCTACGCGCCACGCGGTGCGAAGGACGGCAAGCTCGTCAAGCTCTCGACGACACTGACCCTCGACTACTTCGGCTACGATCTGACCCGCTACTTGTCGTCACTGTTCTCAGGCAAGAAGATCAAGGTGTCTGGTCAGCCTCGGACGGCCAACGCGGTGACGCCGAACGGTGTCAAGGCGGCTGTCTATCGCTGGTGTGTGCGTATGGACGATGCCGACCTCCTCGACGGCGCAGAAAAAGTCCGCGACGCCATCATGGCAGCGATCGTGTTGGGGCCGGAAGCAATGTATGTAAACGTCCCGTGGACGACTCTCGCCGACCTCGACATCCTCGCCGTCTCCGGCCTCGCTGGCTAGTCGATAGCCTCGTCGACAAACCGACGGGCTGAATGCTTGGCCCTTCCTGCCGCACCCCGACGGCAACCTGTACCTTTCCTAGCGAACCATAACCAACCTCTCGGGGGGTAATTCATGTCACGTCTAGGTCGTATTCCCGTCGCCGTCAACGGCATCAGCGTCGGCGGCATGGGTGTCAAAAGCGTCAACGTCTCGCGGAAGCAGACTCAAAAAATCCACAAGCTAGCCGACGGCAGCCGCGACCGCAGCGAAGGTCAGCCAGAGTTCACTTTTTCATTTCAGTGCGCTCTCGACGCTGACAAGCAGATTTTGCTGGCGGCGATCGAGGAAGCCAAGGCGACTGGCGAGGTCAACATCGGCTACACCCTCGGAAACGACGAGTATCTGCTCGTAAACTGCGGCTTCGACACCGAGGACGTATCGTCAGACAGCGACGGCACTGCCGATCTGACCATCAGCGGCGTCGCTCCCGACAGGCTGAAGGTGCGATAATGGCGACGCTCGGCAACCTGCTACTGCGACGTGGCGGCAGCGCGATGACGCCGCGCATCGTCAAGCTGACGCTCGCCTTGCCCGATCCACAAGGCGGTGCGCCGACGCCCACCGAGGCTGACGTGGCACTACTGCCACTGTCCCTGACGGCAGAGGGGAAGGCCCGTCGAGCTGCGGAAGCCTACTTTGTGAGTCGGCGAGACTTCGGCGACGCGCCAGACCTTGCCGTCGAGTACCTGTTTCAGTTTGCCGTGGCAGCCATGCGCGACCCCGAAGACCTGCGACGGGCCTTCGTTGACGCCAAGAGCCTCGACACGTTCCGTTGCTGTCTCGTCGGCGAACAGCTTGACGTGCTGATCAAAGAGTATCGTGAGCTGATCCGCTCCGAGTACAGCGAAGTCATCGCCGACGCTGGCAGCGTCAAGGACGAAGCGACGGCGCTTTTTCCCAAAGCCCCGGCCTAGCGGTGAAGGTCGCCGGGGCGACGATGACCGAGTGGTTTCGCGTCAGGTCGGTGCATAGCATCCATGACGAGGACGTGGTGCGGTTTCGCCTGGCTCATCTTGCAGCGACGGAGTTTCTGACCCCGAAGAAGAAGAAAGGCCGCGACAATGGCTAGCGAGAAAGCACAAGTTCAAATAAGCCTCGATGGTGCCGACGCCGTAGTCAGCGACGCCAAAAAAGCCGAGCAGGCCATCAACAGCATCGGCAGCGGCGCGGTCAGAGCGGGGAAGGCCGTCGCTGGCTCTATGCTAGGCGCTGTCGGCTCGGCGATGCAGCTCGCGGCGGCGGCGACGGCGATCAACTTCGGGAAGGGGATGGCCGACGCGAAGACCCTCGACTTGACGGTGGCACGTCTGGCACGTACCGCTGGCACGTCCGGCGACGCGCTCAAGGCCAGCTTCGAGAAGGCTGAGCGCTCGACGCTCACCTCGTCGCTGGCCCTCGCTGATTTTTCAAAGGCCCTCGGTCGGACCACTTACGACGGCAAATATGCCGCCGGGTCAGTCGCAGCCCTCGGCGATCATGCGTTGGCGCTGGGGCGAGAGCTTGGTGATGAGCTGCCGCTTGCTGTGGCGTTACACGGCATCGGCGTCGAGGCTGAGAAGCTGCCCGCCGAGCTGGGGCGCATCCGTGACATGGCCGACCGTCTCGGGACGGTGGGTGGTGCGGCTGCTCTCGGCGACACCTTGGCGGCGCTTGGGCCGCAGCTCGCGACGGTGGCGACGCAGTCGGACGCATCGCGGGCGAAGCTGGAATCGCTGATTGCGACGATGACTAAGGGCCTACGTCCCGACCAGGCTAAGCAGGTCGGTGGCGAAGCGTTGGCGATGGTCAAGTCGCGGGCTTTAGACATCGAACGTCTGACGGGAAAGCGTGTCATTGACGACAATGGGCAAATGACTGACCCGACCGAGGCGCTCGCCAGCATCAAGAAGATCGCTCAGAAGAAGTTCGGCGGCAATCAAGAGGCCATGCGACGGGCTTTGATGAGCGAATTTGGTAGCGACCTTGGCCTCTCGATCATGCGTACCGACTTTAACAGCGTCGGCAAGACAGCAGCGACGGCGAAGGACAGCGGCAAGACGGCGCAAGAGGCGGCGGCTTTCCGAGAGAGCACCGAGGGCAAGCGCATCGACGCCGAGCTTCAGCGGCAAGCTGCGGGTCGCGCCGTCGGTGGCAAGCTCCAAGGCGCTCTGGATTCGGCGACAGACACGCTCGGGCCGGTAGGCACGACAGCGGCGCTTTACGGCGGTGGCAAAGCCCTCGGCTACGTAGGCGGCAAGCTGCTTGCTGGCGGTGGCACGGCTTCGGGCGGCGCGGCGACGACCGCAGGAGCGGGAACAGGGACCGGGTTGGCCTCGGGGCTAGGCGTCCTTGCTACGTCTGGGCTTGGCCTTAGCGCTGCCGTCGGTGTCGGTTCACTGGCGCTACAAGGCGGCGTGCTCGCTGAAATCGGCCAAGACCGCGAGACGATGGGCAAGGACTGGCGTAGTAAGCACGCGCAGACGCTCGGCGGCGAGCTGGCGCAGCAAGCTATCCAGCGAGGCGATCTGATGCCGGTCATTGGTAAGGCTGGCGGCGACAAAGAAGTGATCGCGGCGATGCTGACGACGCTAGAGGGTAGCCTCGATAAATTGCCGTCGGCGATGGCGCAACAAGTCGCCGCCGGTATCGCGGCAGAGCTGAAGCGTGCCCCGCTGAAAGCCGTCATTCCTCAAGATCCCAACGCACCGAAGGGTAACTAATGCCGACGCCAATCCTAAAAAATGCTGAAGCCTTCGACTTCACGACGCTCGACGGCGAGCGGCTGGAGCTGTTCGGTGAGATGTTGAGCTGGTCCGACGAGGTTAAGACCGGCGTTGTCGAGAAGCAGGTAGTCCGTCGAGCTGGTGCGCTGCATCAAAAGATGGGCTCACCGCCGCGAAAGTTCTCGGCGAAGTGTGTGATCATGGGCGGCGATGTGACGGCACGGTATCGACGACTATGCGACGCTGTGCAGGCGCAGCCCGAGGGCCGCGTCACACATCCTCGCTGGGGTAACTTCCGCGCCGTCGTCGAGTCAGTGTCGGCCAGTGAGTCGCCGTCGGAGAATACGAACCTCATCGAGTACAGCATCAGCTTTAGCGAAACGGGTCTACACGACCCTCCCAAGCCCGCGCCTAGCGCCAAAGCACAGACCGCAGCAGCCCACGCGCAAACCAGCGCCTCTACAAGCGCGGCAAGCGGTGGCGGGGTAGCTGTGGCAGGGGCAGCCCTGCAAAACGCCGCTGGGGGCTTCCTGGTTGCGATTTCGGCAGCCGAAAGCGGTCTGGGTACGATTGGCGATGTCACCGCCAGCTATGCGGCGATGTCCGCCCAAGCCGTGGCGCTGGATGCGCTCGCCGCTCCGAAGGAGGTCCGCCGCGCCGCCGCCCTCGCGTTGTCGTCAGCTCTACAGGCACAGCAACGCTACAGCGCCGGTCGCCCGCCTCTCATCAGCTACACCGTCCCGTCGACAACGTCACTGTCTGCGCTGTGTCAGTCGCTATACGGCAGCCGCGCCAACGATGCCAGGGCCGAGATCCTGCGGAACAATCGCATCCTCCGCCCATTCCGCGTCGCCGCCGGGACGTTGCTTCTGATTTCCGACCCTTCCGTGACCGTCACCGCCGTCGAGTAGCGCTCGGGGGCGTGGTGTTCCGTGCCTGTACCTTTCGAGCATGCAGCAAACACAAGCCCGCGTCATCGTCAACGGCGAGACGATTGAAGAGATCGAAAGCTTTGAAATCACCGACGATGTAATGGCTGTCGGCGAGGAGCAACGCTTTACCGTCGTCGCGCCTCGAAAATACCGCGACAAGCTTCGACTCGGCGACAGCGTTGAGCTGATCATGCAGCACCCGGCGGTCAATGGCGGGGCACCGACGACAAAGCACCGAGGCAAGGTGATCCGCCGGGAGGCATCGGTGTCGCCGACTGGCGGGTGCGTCATCAACGTGACGACGGCTGACCCCGGCTGGCACCTTCAGAACAGCGACGCGCCGGTCCACATCCGGCTCCAGGGCAAAACCTACGCACAGCTCGTCGACCCCGCGTCGTCGCCGCTGTTTGAAAAGACCTGGGGCTTTCATGGGCTGCGCTTTGGCGCGAACGCTGCCCTTTTGCGTCGCAGTCTGAAGCTCGGCGTCGCTGCTGCCGCTATCGCCGCGCAGCAAGTGCTTGATCCGGTTCATGTGATTCAAGTCGAGCCTGGCCAAAAACCTTGGGATCTCATCGTCGAGTATTGCCGCCGCCTAAACCTGCTCGTCAACGTCTCCCCCGACGGCTACCTAAACGTCTACCGTCCCATCATCGGCGGCAAAGCGGCGTATAGCCTGCGCTGCGTCGACGGCGATGCTGGAAACAATGTGCTGTCCGCGTCGGTGACTGAGGACGCGAGGACGCGATACACCGAGGTCACTGTCGTCGGCGAGCAGTTTGGTTACGAGGGCAGTCAAGATCCCAACGACCCCAACGCGAGCAAGAAAGTGGGTCGCGTCCGCCATCGCGACGCGCTGCCCTTCGTGCATCGTCTGACTACCGCCGACGGGGAGATGTTCAGCAACGGCCTTGCTCAGAAGCAAGCCGAGTGGCTTTACCGTCGCAACCTCTACGACAGTCTAGCCATCACCGTCGAAGTGGCCGAGCATCACCAAGGCGGAATGTGGTGGGCTGCCGACTCGCTGGTGAACGTGCAGATCGATGACCTGGGGCTCTACGGCAATTTCTACCTACAGGCGTGCCGCTGTACGTCTAGCAAGACCGATGGCGACAAGACGACGCTGACGCTGCGTATGCCCGATCTGCTCTCGGCAGCCTTCGGCGAGCTGCCAAACCCGCCCATTTACCGCGCCTATTCAGTCGGGGGAGGACCGTCGAAATGATAGCGCCTGCAATCCGGGATTGGATACGCAACCGCCTCGCCTCAATGGTCCGCCTGACGACGATTCGAGGACGCGACAGCAAGGGCATTTATAGCTGTGACGGCTATCGCCACCCCGACGATCCTGAGTCGGTTGTCGTTGCGAAGCGGGGGCAACACTACGGCTTTTGCAGCGAGCCCCCCAACGACGGGACGTGTGTTGCCGTGGCTGTGGCGGTGGGCGGTGGCGCAAGTAACCGCGTCGCCGTCGCCGAATACAGCACGAACACGCCAGAGATCGAAGAGGGCGAGGTCGTGCTGTGGACGAAGGCGGGGCAGCGTGTGTTGCTCAATAGAGACGGCGACATCGTCGTCTACCCGGCGACGGGTCGGAACGTCATACTCGGCAGCGCCAGCGGCGGCGACTGCGACCCCGTAGTCACCAAGTCGGAGCTAAACAGCCTCTTGTCATCGCTGAGGACTGCGTACAACAGCCACCTGCACCCAACACCAAGCGGCAACTCGTCAGCGCCGACGGCAACGATCGCATCGTTGAGCGTGGACGCAAGCCCCAACGTCTACGCCAAGAAGCCGTAGCGTCGTCGTCTGCCTGTACCTTTCGGACGTGGATGTATCATTCAGCCTCGACAAAGCCGGGCGGTTGACGCTTTCGCGTGATGCCAATGGCAGCCCCTTTCTCGACGAGCGAGCCGTGTATGCGGTCTTCGCGACGTTGGCCGCTCACAAGGGCGGCTACGGCTGGGACGGTACGGTAGGTACTGACCTGCACACCATTCGCAAGGACGTGCGGCTGACAGGGACACGGCTGCGAGGCATCGCCGTCGACCTGTTCGATCAGCTCAAAGCCGACGAGCTTGTGCGCAGTGGCGACGGCAACGCCGAGAGACTACGTACCGGGGCTTGGGTGCTGTCGCTGGCGTGGAAGACGACGGGCAGCAGCGCTGCCCAGAAGGTGAGCCTATGACTTTCCTCACAGAAGCCGAAGGTCTCGACGCTGCTGTCGCGTATTTCTCGACAGCGTTTGCCGACCCGACGGGCAAAGCGCCGCCGATGGGGCCTCGTACCTTTTTCGGCCAGTTTGCGCGGGCGCTGGCGCCGCTGATCGGCGAAGTCCTCGCGACGGCGAAGACCATTGATGACGATGCATTGCCATACGTCTACACCGACGCTGCGGGCGTTACGAGGACGCGAAACACGTCACATCGTCTCGACGATTGGGCGTTCGTTTTTGGCCTTCCCAGCGACGTGAGCGGCAAGTATGGCCGACGCGGCGCGACTGCGGCCCGTGGCGGCGGCGCGATGGCGACGGGAAGTGCGGGCGTCATCGTCGCGACGGCAGCGCAGCTCGTCGACGCATCGGGGACGGTGACGCTGAAACTGCGTTCAGGGTTTACGATGGGCGGCGGTGGTAGCCAAGCTATCACCGTCGACGCCGTGACGACGGGCGAAGCGGGCAACCTGTCCGTGGGCACGGTGCTCCGGTGGGTCAGCCCCCCTCCCGGCCTCGCGTCGACGGTGACTCTAACGGCGGCGCTGTCTGGTGGCTACGCTGTTGAGAGCGACGTGAATCTAGCGCTGCGCATTGTGCGTCGGTTGCAGAATCGCCCCAAAGGTGGTTCGGCGGCTGACTATCGCGAGTGGGTGGAAACTGCCGAGGACGGCAGTGGGGCTCTCGTCGGTGTTCTACGCGCCTACGTCTATCCCGGTCGTGAGGGCGCTGGCTCGGTGACGGTGGTGCCGACGCTGGGCGGCAGTGGCGCGGCTCGCATCCCGTCGACGCAGCAGATCGCGCAGATCCAGGCGTGGGTCGACAGCCTACGCATCGCGACAGATACCTGTTTTGTGACCAAGCCTCGCGTCGTCGCTGGCGAGGAGCTGTCGATCGTCGCCTACGTCCAGACGCAGCCCACGGCGCGTATGGAGTGGACCGACACCTCGACGGTGACGGCAGTGAGTGGCACCGGCACCAGCCTCGTCGTCGACGCCTTGCCTGCATCGTTGTCCAGCGCCATAGACAACGGCAATAAGCCACGCCTCGCCATCGTCCTCACCTCGCCGATCCCTTTCGTCAGCCGGGTGACAGCCTACGTGGTCGATACCCCGTCGCCTGGGGAACATACGTTGACCCTCGAAACGTCGCTACCGTCGTCGCCCGCGACCAAACGAGTCCACCCCGCCGGGTCGGCAACCGTGCCAGTGGCTGCGGCGATCCTGTCAACGGTTGACGCGCTCGGGCCGTCGCGCAGTAGCGGCATGGCCGACGCTGGCGACCGCTGGGAAGACCGCGTCACCGTCGCCTCCCTAGCCTCTGCCGTTGTCCGTTCCGTCGATAGCAACGGTGAGCGGGTAGTGGTGACTGCACCGGGTGTAGGTGTCGGCACCGGCATCACCATAGCCGTCGGCGTCGCATCACCGACGGGGGGTGATTACGTCACCCTCGACAATTCCGCGACGCTCGGACCCCCGATCGCCGAGTGCGTTTCTATTGTCGTCCGCGAGGTGGCATAATGTCGGAGACACGCGAAGCTCTGCTCGCGTCGCTGCCGCCTGGTGTGCGCGACATGCTGGCCGACGATGTGATCGCATTGTTCGACGCGACAGCCTCGACGATTGACGATAGTGCCATCGCAGCCATTGACACTCTCGACGCCGACTCGTCGCTGCTGACCTGTGGCTCTGACCGCCTGCGCCGCTGGGAAAGCGACCTTGGCATCGCCTCAACACGTACCGCTCTGTTCGGCACGGTGTCAGCTCGTCGCGCTGCCGTCATCTCCCGTCTGCGAGAATACGGCACCCCGACGGTGGCGATGCTTCAGAGCGTTCTCGCCCCTCTGCTCGACTACGCTGACCCGTCGACGCTGACCATCCTCGAAACCGACAGAGCCGCGCTACGCGCTGCGCACGTCTACTCTGGCGTCGCTGTCACCACCTATATCGACATGGTGACGACGGGGATTTGGGAATTTCACGTCGACGATGATGGCAGAGTCGCACCGGGCGGTGTCGTCGTCGACATCACCTTGTCGACGCTGCTCGATGTGAGCGGGCAGACCGTGACGGTGCAAACGCCCGGTGGTAGCTACTTCGCCCACGTCGGCACCGTCGGTCGCGGTGTCGCCGCCTCGACAACGTACCGGCTCTACTTCCCGAACGTGACGGCGTCGTCGGTTTTCGGGACTTGGCGCGTGTACGTCTACACCAACAGTGCTTCGACGGGCACCTTCGAGGACTGCAAGCTTTTCGTCGAGGGCATGGGGCCAAGCGGCCTCAGTGGCGCGGCGTTTGAGTGGGCTGCTGTCTACGAACCGACGAAGTCGCAAGGCAGCCCTGACTTCGATGCCGCCGTCGCAGCGTCTCAGCGAGTCGGCCTCGCTACCCGCATCGGCGGCGTCGTGATGATTGCCGATGCTGCCGTGGGCCTCGCCGACGGCGACTACGCGGGCATCCCCAATGACAACACCAAGCCGTCGGGCTTTGTCCCCGGCGCTTAACGAGGTTTTACGATGACTTGGCCATTTAGTCCTCACACGACCTACCTGCCCAACAGCACTCCGAAGGTGACGGCAGCGTCGCTGAACGACATGGAGGCATCCCACAACGCCTTGTCGTTTCACGCCTATCTGCAAAGACCGCAGATGCGAACCTACTGCACCGACGGCGCCAACGTCGTCGGCTACGTCTCGCCGATGGTGATCAAGGACACGGCGACCAGCAAATATCGCTACGTCGGCGCTGGGTCGCTGTTTATCACGCCGAGTGAGCTTGAGACGCCCGCCGTCGCGTGGCCGGTTTCTTCGTGGCTGTATTTGTATGCAACCTGCGTAAATGGGGTGATCGTCTGGAAAGTCTCGACGACTGGCCCGGCGGTCATCAGTCCAGACGGCACGTCGTTTAGCGCACAACCTCTTTTCAAAACGGGCGACGAAAACAAGCGTTACGTCTGCGCCTTTTACTCCGACGGCGCGTCGATGTTGAAGCGCTTCCACCGCGTCGACAACGTCACCACGTTCATCGACGAGGAGCAGTGTGTCCCCGTCGGGGTGGCGATAGCCTTCGGAATCAACGCTTGGCAGACGGCGAGCTTGGCTACCTACGTCCCGGCCCATGCGGTCGAGGCGGAGCTAGATGGCGCCCTCGACAATTCCGCGGCTGCTCATCGCTACCTATACATCACCTACGACGGCGACGCACCGACAGCGCCGCGATCAGTCTGCACCAGCGCGGGCAGTTACAACGCCTCGACGATGAGCGTCTACCTGAACGGGGCAAGCTTCCGCTGGAAGACCGACAGCAACGCCCCCGATCACACCGTTCGGATCTCGATCCGAAGCTGGAAGGATTAAGCCCATGCTAGACCCCACCACCGTCGAAACCGTCAGAGCGGCTGTCGAGACTCACCCTAACATCTGGCTCGCCGTCGGCGTCGCCGTCGGCCCCGTCGCTACGGCGGCGCTGATTGGCTGGGTCACAATTCGTTTTGTCATGCCCGCAGTCCGTGAGGAGCTTGCGGCGTCGCGGAAACACATGACGGACTCCCTCACTGCCCGTGGGGCTGAGGCTGAGAATGACGCGAAAGCCGCTCGCGAGCTTGCCCGTGTGCAGCATGAGGCCATCGTCGAGCGTATCGAGGCAAAAATCGGCCACCTCGACGAGAGGGCGAAGACCTCGGAGACGCTTCTCCGCAGCCTAGCCCTCAAGGCTGGCGTCGTCGCGTTGGTGCTGCTGTTGTCGTTTGGCGTCGGCTTCGGTGGCGGGGCGGTGGTGGCGCGGCTACAACGTCCCGTCACGGTGCCGACGACGAATAAAAACGAGTGCGACGAGGTGAACTGTAGCGAGGAGGAATACTGCTGTGGGCACCAGAAGTGCTGCATGCGCAGCCGTCGCGCTGTCGACGAGGAAGTGGCCTCTAAGCCGCTGTCGTCGCTGCCGTATGGCTTGGCCTCGGTGGCGACGAAGCCATGCGACAGCCCACGCCTTGATCTTTGTGAGGTGCTGTGATGCGTCGACTTCTGGCTGTTTTTCTAAGCTTCGCTGTCGCTGCATGTGGTCCTGGTTTGGCTGACATCGTGCGGCTGCGCGGACTCGCTGACCGCGCCAAGGTGGCGTGCGTCTCTGCACCGGCATCAGGCCGGGACGTTGTGTGCCGCAAGGCGCTGGACTGTGCCCAGGCTGTCCAGGATGCCGCAAAGGCCATCCAATCGCACCAGGAAGCCACAAAGGCGGGAACTAGTACACCGGCAAGCGGGGCGGTAGCCAAAGGGCTTGTATCCGTTTCTGATGCGATTTGCGCGGGGGTGAAGTGATGTCGTCGCTGATCACGCTGATTGTTGAGTTTTTGGCGTCGGTGGGGGCTACGATCAAGGCGCGACAACAGGCGCGGGCGACTGAGGAGTTGCCGCGTGGTGAGGCTGAGATCAAGGCCATCAGTGACGATGTGGCGGCGATCAAGGCGGAGCTGGCCGAGCTGGCCGAGAAGCCGCTCAGCGACATGAAGTTCGGTGAGGTCGAAGCCAACGTCTTCACCGCTGCCGGCATGTCCGTTGCCTCGAACCAGCTCCTCGCTGACTCGAAGTACAGCATCGACCAGCTCATCTTCAACGACCTCGCGAAGCGCCTCAACACCGTCGAGGAAGTTGCCATCATCAACGGTACGGGCATCGGCCAGCCGAAGGGCATCCTCAACACCGAGGGCGTCGACATCATCGACTGCGCCACGCTCATCACGACCGACCCGATGGTCCTCCTCGACAAGATCGTGGACGCCATCTCCGAGGTCTACACCGACCACCTCGCCGCCCCGAGCGCGATCCTCATGCATCCCCGCGTGTGGGCCGAGATCATCAAGGCGCGCAACGCAGACGACATCTACCTCGTCGGCCCGGGCTCCTCGCCCTTCGGCCGTCGTCCGAACGACAGCATCCCCGGTCTGGCCGCGAGCCCGTCGCCGGTCGGAAGCCTGTTCGGTGTCGACGTCTACTGCTCGGCCAACGTCCCGCTGACTCTCGGCGAAGACTCCAACGAGACTGCCGTCATCGTCGGCGACTTCTCGGAAGGTCTGATCCTCGACCGTCAGGGCATCACCGGCCTCGCGCGCCGGCTCGATGAGCAGAGCGCGATGATGCGCGAGCTCGAGGAGCTGACACCCGAGAGCACGAAGGGTGTGCTCCAGGAGCGCATCGACGCGATGACGAAGCGGCTCACCGACGACGACACCGGCACGCACGACGAGCACCTGGTGATGGTCCCGCGTGGCTACTACGACCGTCTCGTGGGGGACATGCGCCAGTCGGGGCAGCTCGCCCGCGTGCTGATCGACAAGCCGCTCGACGTCTTTCGCACGCTCGTGCTCTTCGCTCGACCCGCCTACTACGTGAACAACGTCGTGGGGCAGAACCTCCGGGCCGCCTGTCTCTGGGGTGGGCCGCGGTTCGTGCCGTCGTACCTCCCGGTCCTTA